ATGGAAACCAAAGAAATAAGACGCAATAATTTGCGCGAGCTGATGGCCAGCTACGCCCGTCAGGGCATTAACCAGAATGACTTTGCAGTGCTGGTTGAGTCCTCTTCGCCCACGTTGAGCCAAATCAGCGGTGAAAAGTCCTCCCGTAACCTGGGCGATAATCTCGCCAGGCGGATCGAGGCCAAACTAAACCTGCCCAAGGGCTGGTTCGACGTGTTCCATGAAAAAGAATTGGTGCGCCCGTTCGATAACGTGGCGGCAGAGTCGGATTTTCAACCTGCCCGCCTCAAGCCGGTGGTGTGGGAAGATACCGAACAGGACAAGGAAGAGTTTGTGGAAATCCCCCTGCTGGATATCAATTTTTCTGCCGGCGATGGCTGTTATGAAATTGTCGATCGTGAAGAGTTTTCGCTGATTTTCCGCCGCTACTACCTGCACAAGATGGGGGTGGCGGTGAATGCCGCGCGGATCATCCGCATCTCCGGATCCAGCATGGAGCCCCGGCTGCAAGACGGCGACGTGGTGGGGATCAATACCGATGATACTCGCATCCGCGAAGGGAAAACCTACGCGATTCGCCACGGTAACCTGCTGCGGGTAAAAGTGCTGATCGAACAGCCCGACGGTGGCGTCACCATTCGTTCGTTGAACCGGGAAGAATACCAGGACGAACACCTGAGCTACCCGCAGCGCAAAGACCAACTGGTGGTGCTGGGGCGCGTTTTCTGGTCGTCTTCGTCCTGGTAATGCGAGGATGCAGCAGGCGCCGCTAACCGGCGCCGTGCTGTTATTTGAAATCCACCACCATCTGCTGCTGAATGGACAGGCCCCGGGTCGACTGCACACAACAGGCGATATAGTCGGTAAAACGCGGCGGTTTCGGCATGCCCAGCTTAAGGATTTTGTCATTGCTGAACCGCACGTTGAGCATGGCGAAAGATCCATACAGGCGCATCGCTTTCAGCATCAGGCGTTCATTACATGGCCCGAAAATATCTTTGAGCTGCTTGCGCATTTTCAACAGGGCTTCATAACTGACCTGCGCATAGTGATCGCCGAGCGGAGGCTTCTCCAGCGCAGCGGCAATGGCGCGATCGATGTCCGCGAAGCTAACGCTGCTCTCTTCACCGGCGGAGATATGGTAAACGTCGTTATCCAGCGTCTCGCTGTTCAACAGCATCACCATCGCATCAGCACAGTAATCAACCGGGATCACATCGATATTGTCCTGCAGCGAGCACATAAACTTACGCAGCATCAGCGCCATGCTGAACACCCAGAAAATACTGCTGGAAGGCTGACAGCCCAGGCGAGTATGCCCTACCACGATCGAAGGACGAGCAATCACCAGCGGTAGCTGCGGGCAATGTTGACGCATGAGCTGCTCAATGGTGGATTTGGAGCGGGTATATTCCACCAAATGCTCAGCCGTTTCTTCAAATTCACCGCTTTCCGCTACCAGTGAACCGGGTTCCGGCGCGCAGGACATTGCCGTCCCAACATGCAGGAAACGTTTTAATCCAGACACCTGTGCCATTCTTTTGGCGAATGCCAAAGTGCCTTCCACGTTAACCTTCCAAATAAGGGGGTTATTACCGAAAGAGGCTACGGCGGCACAATTAATAACGTGCGTTACATTGTTAATCCTTGTGTCTGCTAAAAAGTCAGCTGGCTCACTCAGATCCCCCAACAATATATTTTCTATCGTGATTTTAGAAAATAGTTCGGCTTCAATATTAAACTTCTCCATATTCATCCGAATACGGTCTAGCCCCTGCTGTGCATTATCAGCTCGCACTAACAGAAGATAGTTAATCGCCTGATTTTCTTTCAGTAATTTTTCAAGCACTGCACCACCGAGAAAGCCGGTAGCGCCGGTTAACAGCAGAGTTTTCATAATGCGTACCCACATTGGTATTGAATGTTGCTGATTGTATGTGGGGGTAATTAAACGGATATTAAATAAAACTCAGTAGTCTTATCTTATCTTTTCTTAATATTATCTTAAGGAATGTTTTGAAACATCGCAGCGGTATTTAGTAACACATTAATAAAAAAAAACCATAATAAACACCGCCGTTGACAGAGCATTGATATAAACTCTGATTTAATTCCCTGGTCAATATCATTCTCTTTTTTCATCCGGAGTTTTTTTATGAGCTATAACCAAAAAGTCTGGTTGGGCATCCTGGTCCTGTGCAGCCTTTTCTGGCTGGCGGTGATTGGTGGTGTGTTATCGGCCCATAAAGCCTTTGATCGCGCACAGATGCAAAATCAGCAGGAATATACGGCCAAATACTCTCAGCATTATCAGGGGGCAGCGGCATCAAGCCAGCCCCTGCAGGCACGTTCACACACTTGATGCGCCTCCCCCCTGAATGGGGTAGGGACAAGCTGGGTTAAGGATCCTATGATGCCCCTATGATCACAGGGAGAATAATATGGGTCGAAAGCTGGATAGCTTGCCACAAGCAGAACGTGAAAAAATCGAAGCCGATTTACTCGCTCTCAGCGTTATTTATAACGAACGTTATGGCATCAGCCCCAACAACAACGGTGCCAGTGCCGAAGAACAAGTACCCGATTATTTACGTCCCTACTTTCGTCTGCGCCTGAACTACTACCGCAATGCGTAATGCCGCTCATTTCGGTGATTAACGCTAACGACTGCTTGGCATCGCACATCTCGCCGTTACAATAGAGCAATATTCCCTACGCCACCTGAGAGATGCGATTTTGAGCAGCAAGGCACCGGCCACATTTTATATTCACGATTACAGGACGTCGAAATCAACACACTGATTTATATATTTTTATTTTTTAAAAATTTCTCTCTGGTACGCAATTTTGTACACATCATAAAACCCCTTCTCAGGTTTATCTGGTCCTCCACTTGACTAACTAGGGTATCAAGCACAACAATACTGTATGTTTGAACAGTTATTTATTTTGTGAGGAAATATGTTTGTAGAACTGGTTTTTGATCAGCGTAATGTTAATGGCTTGCCTAATGCAGCGGAGATTATCAAGGCAGAATTGACTAAGCGGGTGCATCGGATTTTCCCCGATGCCGTTGTGAAAGTGAAGCCAATGCAGGCGAACGGCCTTAACTCCGACGCAAACAAAAGCGACAGAGAAAAGCTCAATCGGATGTTAGAAGAGATGTTCGAAGAAGCCGATGAGTGGCTTGTAACTGAAATCTGATGGGCAGTCTTAAAATAAATGGTAGGCAGATTTTCCTTCTGACTGAAAACGATCGCTACCCATCACCAACGATCAACAGCCCTCCCATGTTCGCTTTGCGTGAAGATGAAGAAGGTAAGTTCTGGGTCTACTTTCTGCATAAAGGGCGCTGGCCTCTCATATCAGAAACTCCATTCGAAACCCAAGGTAGTGCTGTTGAGGCTGCGATGTATTACAACTATTACAAGCTTTTTAAATAGCCGGTGTCCATCCCGGCTTTTTAATTTATGGTTCTTCATGGACAACTTGCGGCCCATTGGTCAAAAGTTCTTGATCATCAGGAATTGGCTCTTCAATAACTTCCAGCGCTGGCATTTCAAGCCGCAAGTCAATCCAGCGACCGTCTGGAATATCCATCGGATCACCGGCGACAATTGCGGCTGTATCGATGTCAAAACGGCGTTTGCTGACCTTCACATAGATTGTGCCATCCTTACCGGTACTGCTTTCCACAAAGCACAGGCGGTTTCCGTTCACATCTTGGGGCACCTCAATATTCCAGCCTTCCTCAGCGAAGCCCAACGAACCGGTGACCTTGTAGACCCCGATAGAAACCCGCTCAGCAGTCACCCCCTCAGCCTCACGGTTCACCGCTACGCTACCCGCTAACGAGAATCCGTCCAGGTAATCATCTGTCATTTTTTCAGGTGCGCCAGATAGCCTGGCAATAGGCGATGCTTTCTTGATGAAGCCGTTACTGTCTACCGTCGTATTAGCCTCAGACCAGAGCCAAATCCACGGAGTGAACGTTGTCCCGTTCCAGCTGCGTAGGGCAACCTTGCCGACGTGAGCGGCGCTTATTCCGTATCCGTAGCAAGTTTGCACCGTTCGATAACTATCGTCGGTCCCTGTCTGCGTTACTGCCCACGACCGCGTATCCAAGAAATGGGTGCCAGTATCCTTGAACGGATTACCTATCGGGTCAGTGGACACATAACCACGCCGGCTTTGCATCTGCGCGTTAAAGTTACCTTTGGATGCCGCCGTGACGCCTTTACTCAATCCCCAGTCTTTGATATTTGAAATATCGTTCACCGTAGGAAGGTCGGATGTGCTGAATAACCGCGACCACACAACAGTTGAAGGTGCGGCAGTGTTTGAGCTACCGACCCATGCCTGCCGCGAAACAGACGTGGCCAAATACGAGCAAGATGGCCCACCGTCTATAGGTAGCGTTAATAATCCGCCACTGGTGTTTGCGGGCCTGTTCGCCGTCGCGTTTGTGAATCTTTGGATTGAGGACTTATTATCTTTGGAAAACGCATCAGCAGCATGGAGCGGGCCAGAGCCAAACCCAGCCGCAACTACTGGTTTAACGTTATCAGCAGAGTTTTGTTCACTGACCTTTGCCGCTGCAGCGGATTTTGCTGCATCAGCTCTCATGGCGTCAACGGTTTGAATAATCTCTGGCGTGATGTCGCTTTCACCAGGACGGCGCAGGAAATCATTGAGCGTACCCGGTAGTGAGTCCGTATAAACCTCTATCGTGCCGACGCGCTCAGGCTGGGCACCATAGACAGAAATAATAACTTCATAGACGCCAGGCTCAACATTAAGCGAATACCGGCCAGTGTCGTCGGAAACAGATTGTGACTTTGCCAGGTTAAGCACCGTTGACGATGTTTTCAAAGATCGCATCGTAATGGTTACACCAGTTCGAGGATCGCCATAAGGTCCTTTTAATACACCGCTAATAACCGTCATATATTAACTCCAATTATAAAATCCGTTTCGAACGGACCGTGTAGATAACGTATGTAATTATTTCACTCAACATCAGGTTCATTAAATGGTTGTGGAATTGAGTCGTCAGGCACGTACTCAGCACACTGGCTATTTGGAACGTTCAAACGAACCATTAAAAACTTACCTTCCGGAATGTCGATAGGATCACCATTATTGTATCCCTCAACATTATTCTGTAGTTCAGGGATTGGGCATTCGTTAGTTCGATGATAAGTCTTAAAGACTATTGAACCATCTTTCTCAACTTTGTAATCAACCCACAACAAAGCGTTACCGTTTTCGTCTTTAGGCACTTCAAATTTCCAGCCATTATCGATATAGAAACCTAAACAGCCGTCCACATGATAAAGACCAACATCAAGACGCTTACAGACAACTCCTTCTGACTCCATATTATTTTCACAAGTACCATCACCATAGATGTTAGTAACCGGCGATGCTTTTTTAATGAATCCATTTCCATCAACAGCTGTATTTAAGTTGTGCCAGATAAGTTTATGTCTAGTCCAACCTTGCCGTAGATCTCCGCATGATACGGATAGATGATTTTCAGTGGATGCCATATTAAAAGCAGCATAGACATCTTCTGTTCGGCACCATATTGACGGACCCCATGCTGGGGTGAACCACCCTTCCCCGTTTTCGCTTATTGGAGACAAGTTCCTAAAGGCTATAAGACCGCGTTCTCCAATCTCACTAAGAATAGGATTAATATTTTTGGTATCAATACGCTTATATCCCTGCCAGGCACCACCGATCCCCCACGCGCCATTTAACAGAACTTGGTCTTTATTGGCACCGATGTTAGCTGTTGCCGCGGACCCAAGCCCAAGATTAGAGCGTGCAGTTGCTGCATCCTTCGCGCCAGTCCCTCCCTGCTGGACGCTAAGCGCTGTAGTTAACCCCGACAGTGATGTGATATCGCTATTGGCCCCCTTATTGGCTTTATTATTTAACGAGGATGTAAAGCTATTCCAGGCCGGGCCGGTGTAGGTGCTGCCGTCAGGTAGCGTTACAGTAATGTTTCCGGTGCCGCTGAATACCTGTTGCCAGTTGTTTTTATCGAGGTTCAGCCCGCGCAGGGCTTTAGCTGTCTCTGAGGCCAACTGGGCGGTAATGGTGTTCATCGCATCGCGCGGGACGGCATACCATGCTGCGCCCGCCTGCGTTGGGCCATCGTAGGCTTTAATCAGCGTCACCTGTGTGGCGCTGTCCATCGTTTTCACTGGCAGCGTATAGGTTACCCCGCCAACGACGCTCACGATAAAATCACCGGCTTTCAGCTCAGTGTTAAAAGCCGTTCCCGCCCCCTTCACTACAGCGGAGTTATTCGTTAGGGTTAGAGTGCCTGCTGGCATGATGTTCTCCTGAAATTTAGCAATAAAAAACCGGCTCAATGGCCGGTTTTTAGAAGTAGTGATCAGCGTTTATAACCATTAGTGGCATCTGGGACGAATACCATCGCGTTGATACATTCCATTTCGTCTGTATTTTACGCCCTGAATCAGCGCGCCAAAATTGCACCGCCGAGCCGTTAAATCTATAACCACAGCTGTAATAGTTATAATACCCCCCGCTCATTTGCGAGTTACCGCGCATGAATGCATTTACAGCAAGGGGTATCATTGGCCTCGCAAGTCCAGTATCGACTAAATCGTCCGGATTAGCCCCAACGTTTACTGAGCGCCAATCCCATAGTAAAGGTTCGCAATCACTCGTAAATGTGTTATTCCCAGCGGGGTTTTTAATAACCATACCGTAACCGCTGGGTGTTGGCGGGTAATATCCACTATTCATAATCACAACTTGTACGTTAGCAGTGGTTCGGAAAGGTTCACCACTCCCATTATCACGCGATACCGTTAATTCGTTATATTCTACTGAGTGATACACCGAAACGCCTGGATCATCACAGCGAACATAAACAACTTTCGTGTTGTCATTTTGAACAGTTGGCAAAGTCCATTGCCCATTGATTGTTACTACCCCTTTCCATGCAACAAAACCAAGCCGCTGCGCACTGTTTATACTCATCCAGTCAACTGAATTTTGAATCATTATTCCGTAAGTCCCGGAAACTGATTGAGGAGTCTGAACCTGGTAGATGCTGAACTCAGTAAAAAATGCCTGCTGGTTTGGAGAGGTAAAATCAACGATGATTCTATTCCCATCCGTTCGCCACCCCGTCACGCCACCATAAGAGGGTGGGTTAGTCGCACTACCAAATATATATCCAGTCTGTCCCACGATAAAAACTGGATTCCCCGGGATATAATCCGGGGGAGTGTATATCTTCTGCCTATTACCATCAGCCCAGGGTTCTTTATCGTTGGCTAACAGTGATGGGCTATTCACTGCCGCCAACTCTTTACCATTCACTACAAACCCAAAGGCCATATTAAAGTTTCCCCATTCGCACCCTCAGATTTCCGCCAGCGTCATACACGTTAATCTGATCGCCGCGTATCTCCATGCGTCCGCCGCCGTCGCCGCCGTTTATTTGTAACTGACCAGCCCCTGCACCACTTTTATCAAAGCGCCATCCATTGGTAGCGCTGAAATTGTCAGATTGAATAAACCCGCTGATTTTGGCGTTGGTAATGGCCGCATCTGCAATTTTTGCCGACGTGATAGAGGCGTTCTGAATGAATGCATCACTGATAAACACCTGACCATCGATGACCGCAAAGGGTGAATACTGGTTATCACCACTGCCGCTCATCAGCACAAACTGATTGGCGTTGAAGCCAATGCGGGTAATTACCGGTTTGCCGGTTTCCGCCAGGACAGCGATCGACATGCCCGCGTTGTAGAACACACCGTTCACCCGAACTCCTGCTTTAAGTGTGTGGATGGCTGTTGCGCCGTCAGCGTCAACCGTGGCCGTAAGCTTATCCTCCAGTACGGCGGTAACATCATCGATTTGCGCCTGCACCTGGGTAGACATCTCGGCCAGCGCCCGATCAACTTCTGCGATCGTGGTCTTCACAATGAGAATATCTGCACGCACCGTCCCGTACTGCGCCCACTGATGCTCTACCGTGGCGTTGTTGGCCAGAGCGTCCTGCAAGATACCTTCGATATTGGTGTCGATATCGCCGGTCAGTTGTTCGCCGTCCTTATCCGTCAAGAAACCGTCACCGATCCCCTCCAGATAATCATCAGCATCAGCGTTGGCTTGCCCCTTAATCCATCCGGTCCAGTCCCCGATATTACCGGTCCTGTCCTGCAGGCGGGCGCGGAACCAAAACTCCTGGCCCGCCTTCAATCCGGTCATGGTGTGCGTATGCAGCGGGTACGGAATATCGGCCAATAGCATCGCGTTGTTGCCAGCGGCATTGTCCGCGTACTGTATCTCGGTCTTCAGCGTGTCCTCTGCGCCGTCAGGGAATCCCCAATCTAACTGTATACCCCAGAGCAACGGAGAAGCCCTGAACCCAACCGGCACCGGCGGCTTGCCTTCCTTACCCTTCAGCACCGTTTCCGGCGCATTCGCCCAGACACTAGAAATTTCCGCAGCGTTAACAGCACGCACACGGGCCTGATAGCGACCAGCATAAATACCTGGTACTTCGAACCCCTGAGTTGATGTTCGCGCCGCCGGTATCCAGTTGCCATTATCCCGGCGCCACTCAGCCTCGTAGGCAATAGCGTTTTCTGCCAGATCCCAGGTCACACGCAGTGTGGTTACCGCTATGTTTTGGTTAATGGTCGAGAAGCTACTGATCGTCACGTTCTTCGGTGGCGTCTGTACACCCGGCGGAATGATTGTGATCGGGCGGTCCTCAATGCGAGCGCCGGTATCGATGCGAGCGTATTTGTTCGGGTCATGCTCAATGGCCGTGATATCAAAGGACACGCCATCTTCATTCTCAGTTACGCCGGTTACCCGGAATAACTGAATAGCCAGGTCGGATGCATCCACCGCCCATACACACTCTGCCACGGGTGTTTCACTGTAAGCGGTAGTTACCGTAACAATACGGCCATTTACTGCCTGTATGGTTCTCGCCTGTGACCTACCCGATGGAAGGTTAACGATCAGTCGTTCACCCACGGCAGCCGATGATTCTCGGTCAAGAGTGATGTTGCGACCAGAGACGGCACTGATGCGGCCACCAAGCGGACGGCCAGCCAGCGTTTCATCCGCAACACCGATAATGTAGCCAGGTAAGGGAATATTGCCGTCCATCCCCACGGTGAAATTGATCACCCGGTCTTTGTCATTCGTCAGCAGCAGCCACCGCCCACGGCGGATCGCCTCCGTCTCGCGGGTGCAGCCAATCGCCGTAATTTCGGCCTGCTTAATGTTGTATCGGCGGATCAGTGAATTTTCAAACACCGGTGCCACAGCGTCCTGGTACCCGTTCGCTGGGTCGGCCCAACTGACCATCGCCATGCTGTAGTGCGTCTTTTCGCTGGCGCTAGAGTCGCGAAACTCGCCATCTTTCACGTTGGCGCGAGTGTAGGTGTAATCCAGATCGCGCGGCATATCAGCCAGCGCGTTCATACTGTTCTTAGCCCAGTAGGTCATACCACGAAAGATGTTGGCGAAGTCGCGCAGAACCGTCCAGGCTTCTTCCTGTGACTGGATATAAGCATCACAAAGGAATCGCGGCTCCTGGCCATCACCGCCCCGACCGTCTGGCACCAGTTGATCGCAATACTGAGCAATGGCGTACAGGTCGAATTTCGTCATCACCAGATTTTCAGCTTTGATGCGTTCGCCGATGCTGTAGCGGTCATTGACCAGCAGATCGTAAAACACCCAAGCAGGATTGTTTGTCCAGGCCCATTTAAACGCCCCGTCCCATGCGCCGGTATATGAGCGAGTAATCGGGTCGTAGGTTGTGGGTACGCGCACGATCCCCATTTTGGGCTCGCATGATACTGCTGGGATATTCTGGAATTGCTTCGCGTCGAACTGCACGAACAATAAGGCGGTTTCTGGATACCGCAGCTTTACATCAATCAGCTCAGTAATAGACTCAATCACCATTTTATCAGCGATGCGGTTACTGGTGCTGTTAGGTGTCAGGCGCCGTACACGCACCTGCCAGCCAGTTGTGGCCGCGGGCAGATCAATGCGATGGCTGCGTTCATATTTCGTTGTTGTCTTCCCGTCGATGGCTGCAGGGTACATTTGCTGATAAGCGCCGCCATCGGTCGCCACGTCGATCGCATATTCAATCCTGTAGCCGACCACATCACCATTATCCAGTTGCTGCTGCAGCTGCTGCCAGGAAAAGCGCAGACGGAACGCCGATAACTGGGTATTCGTCAACGAGCGAACCCACGGGTTCTGGCCGGTTAGCTCTGTGCCTACAGTGATCTCATTCTCAACATCTGGCATACCCTGAATGTATTCCTGATCGGGCGTGCCTGGGCGAAACTCCCAACGCACGCCGGGGAAGTTCTGCGTACCGTCAGCGGCGACAATAGGCGTTCCATCAAGAAAAATGTTTGTGCCGTCCAGACCGCCTTCCCATTCTCCCTCACCCAGCGCCAGCAAGATTTTGGCGTAGGACGTGGATTGTAGGGAGTCAGGCGATTCTGTAGGGGTCGTGGTGTTACTTGCGCCGCCCTTGCGACCTTTAATCATTACATTTTCCATATTGCACCAATGAAAAAAAGCCGCAGAAGCGGCGTAGTGAATACACTGATCAAATGTCAGGGTTTACTGATTGATTTCATGCTCTATCTTGTATGGTGTCAGTCCGTCTATGCAGGAGCATGGACGTTTGAAATCAGAGGGATGGCTGATTAACTCTGGATTAGGAATTGAAATGGATAACGATAAGGTAATCGTGACAACCGAGACTGTTCACTATAGGCTTCAGTCCCTCGAAGCGGCGATTTCATATGCTATTGCTTCAATATCGCTGCAAATGCCTGCGGTAAAATCTGATGTTGTTGATGCGCTCCGTAGAGATGCGGCTAACAATATCGATCTGGTGGCAGCGCAAAAAGCCCTGAATGAACTCGCTGACCAAATTGACAAAATTAAGGCCTATCCGAAGAGCTCACCTCACCACTAATTTTCGCATTTCTGACTACACCTAGATTTAGAGAATACTCAGCGGTCTCGACAGTTTTGACCGCTTCTTTCATTTCCGCCATTTCTTTTTCCAGTTTCTCTACTCTTTGCTCTAACGTCATAATTTACTCCCGCCTTTCGGCTTACTGTTGATCTTCGGCGTAGATGCCAGCTGAAATGATTGCGCCACCTACCCGGCGCTTACCGTAACCAATCGGAACAGGATTACCCTGTGCGATGGTATTAACCGGGCCACCGAATGCGTAACTGGGTTTGTTGTCCGGGTCTTCTCTTCGCGCTAATCCGTTTTGCATGGGTGAAAGCATTTGGACAACACCACCGAGCATCATCGCTCCCCCCATCATCATTACGTTAGTCCCCCACGGTTGACCAAAACCAAACTGAGCTATAGCTCCTACAGCCACTAAAACAGCACCTAGTATTGTTTGAAAAACCCCAGTTTTTTTACTTCCGATAATTAACGGTGCAATTCTGATATCTTCGCGGCCAGTAAACGTTATCTCATCCAGCCCAATATTCTTTTTTCCATTGAATACAGCAAATGTCAGCCCTTTGTTTTTCGCCGTTTGCAAAAAACGTTCAAACCCTGGAATGGTTACTGATAGAGCTTTTAACGCCTCTCTAGGAGTATCAATAACCAATCGATGAACCCGACCAAAATTCGCGCCTAAAACGCCATAAAGCCTTATTGTTCTATATTCTTCGACTATTAAGTTCATATTTTATCCAAGCGTAAAAAAACCCGCTTTCAGCGGGCTTTCCAGTTAACCAATATCACAGGCACATTTGTGCATCTCGCTCCCAGAGGTTATTGAATCCCCTAGAAACAGCATACACCTTGACGTTAGAACCACCTGAAGAATCTAAATCAATTTTTGCTAACGACAACGCGCCCAAGCCTTGAGTAACTATTTGATATCCTGTTTCGGTTTCTATCGCGCTGGCTGTTGAGTTGATAGCCTGCCACTTAGGAGCCAAACATTTCGAATATTGTTGAGGGCTTTTTTTACTATGACCTTCAAATATAGGCTTTTGATTCTCTAATTGCCCCGTTGAACATCCAGATAAAATGGCTGCGGCCGCAATAGCTAGAATGATTTTCCGCATTTTGAAATCCCTTTTTATGTAGGATTCAAGATGATAGCAGATTAGCCTTTGTATCGCAGAGTGACTATCGTCCTCGCCAACCAGTAGCCGCCATAGGGAACACGCTGGCTCATATGGCCATACATATGATGGACCATGACCCCATCACCCAGGTAAACCGCAGCATGATTTGGCTCATCAGCCCGCACCTGCATAATGATTACGTCGCCGACCTGCATCTCCCCCGATGCCAGTACAAAACCCGCTTCGGCGTAGAGCTTCATATAGAGGTTTTCACCGCGTTCCCACCAGCCATCATCACGCGGGTAGTTCGGTAAGGCAATTTCTCGATCGAGATGATACCAATCCCTGATGATGGCGTAGCAGTCCCATATGCCGTGAACGAATGGGCGCCCCAGCAACGGCTTAATGCCATCCGTGGGCATTACCTCCCGGATATCACCTTCCGGCCAGCTGGCGATAATCCACGGCAGCTGTGACAGGTCACACTGAGCGAGATCGAGCTGACTGGGTTGCGTCGTTGCATCCGGGTGGCTATGGACAATGGCGACAATATCGCCGCTATCCTCCGCCTCGGCGTAATCCTCCGGTGCCAGGCTGAATTGTTCAGTAGGCTCCGGGGCCAGATTTCGGCAAGGAACATAACGTTGCTTGCGTCCGTTCTGTACCACCAGCCCGCAGCACTCGTTTGGATATTCAGTTTCAGCATGCGCCATGATGGCACTGATAATGTGCTTTCGCATGGTTACCTCTTCAGCAGAGCCGAGCCAGGGAACCCACCGAACGGCAGCGGGTTACCCTTCCCCCATCGCGGCTCACAGCCGGTAGACAATAGGCCAGAGCATTCATCTTTAGACGGGTCATCGGTTGGGTTGCCATCGGCATCAAAATACGCGGTACCGGTATAACCACACGATGCTCCGCGATACTGACCGCGCATACACCAGGTACAAAGGCTATGAATTTGGCGCGTGGGGATCATGAGTCCCTCCAGGTCCGCTGGCGAAGACAGCGCAAACTCAACGACCTTGTTATTACCATTCAACTTGTGATCGATGTACCAGACCTCAACATCTTCTTGTGATGGGTCGGCCTCCGGGTTGCCTTCAGGGAAGTTGCGAGCATCAAGGTAATGCGAGTACGTTTTCCGTATCGTCACCTTGGCCTTTGCCATGTTCTGGAAATACAGGCAGAGGGAGGCGATCGTCCCGTCGATATTACTGACGGACAGCGTAGGGCTTGGTGCTGAGCCATCACTGGTCACCTCCAGTCCTTCAATCTTCACCGGCCAGGGTTTGTATTCCTTCCCCTGCCACCAGATTGATTTTGCCAGCAGCTTGCCAGGGTCATCGCCAGCGGCTTCCAATTCATCCTCAGAGTGAGGGATCGTGTGGCTGTGAAAGTACAGTTCTGGCCCGTTAAACTGGGTGCCATCCACGACGAACAGGCGCACTTCACTCCCAGGCTCAAGGCGCTGGTGATCGGTGTTTATCGACATAATTTTTCCTATGGGTGATAAGCGCGGGTAAATGTAACGGAGAGGGAGAAGTAAGCGCCGCTGGCTTGCACCGTGAGCTTGCCAGCTTGATAGAGGCCCAGTTCAAACATCGGGTTTCTCCATTTAAAGGAGCGGTACCCTTTGTGTTCGCGCAGGAATTTGACGATGGGCTTGATCTCATCCCAGACGCCAACAAACACCAGTGGCCAGCTTTCCTTCTCGCTGTTGATACCGTCGCCTGTACTCTGCGTATATCCGTCGCCAAATGGGGTTGTTCTCACCACTGGCTCAATATCGCCTGAGGTGCCAACCCGTGCTGCGAAATTGAATGTTTCTAATTTCATCGGCTCCCCTTGATTGCTCGGCTCAATGTCCCACCCTGGCCCAGGCTTTTGTTCAACAACACACGAAAGCGTTGATCGACATAATTGGCAATATCATTACCTGCCGACTCAAATCCACTTGTCGCTTGTACCTGGCTGGAGCCGTCGGAGCTAATGGTGATATCGACGTTAATCAATGTCTGATTTCCCGTGGCACCATTAGCTTGAACACCCAGTGAACCATCAGCGCCACGTTTGAGCGGCATGATAGCTTCTGGCCCCGCCTCCCCCATCAGCCCAGCCCCTTTGGCAAACGCAAACGTTGTGGGTTGACTTACCACCTGGCCGCTGTAGGAACTCAGGGAAGGTGACGAATAAACACCGCCCTTGGCGTTAGCGAACATCGGAACAGCCCCAGGATTGTTGCCCGCACCCGCTGCGCCACCACCAAAGCTCATAAAGGAAGACAAAATGGTTTTGGTCAGCAATGCCTGCATCGCCATCTCAATCAGGTTCTGAACGATGGACTGCGTGAGGGATGAGAAAAGACCAATCATTCCGTCTTTAAGACTTTTAGTGGTGGTCAGCAACCCGGTAAGCATGTTGGTGGAGCGTTCCCGCGTTGTATTCACCAGCCCAATCTGCAGCTTATTGATTTGGCTCTGCCCGGCATAAAGGCTCATTGCCTGTTGATATTGCGCGTCGGTTGATTCCTGTGTTGCTGCCTGCATCAACTGCTCATAGCGCTGCTTGTCGATGTATCCTTGCTGGTAGTACGCCTGATATTGGGCCTGCTGCTGCGCCAGCTGGTTACTCAGTTGAACAGAGGGATCAACGTCCCCGGCGATGTTCTGCCGTGGTGCTGCAATGGCATCAGCCTCAGCCTTTAACCTATCGCGGGCCATGTCCTGCTGCAGGGTATGTCGGGCAACCAGGTAATCACGTTCCGTCAGCAAGCGAGCGTCATACAACGCTTTCAGCTCCCTGCTGGTTTCCTGTTCCTTGCGGACTGTCGCCTGACCCGGCGCATATTGTTCAGCCAGTTCTAACCGTTGTCGCTGGTAATTCTCGGCATTCAGAGACATGACGCGTTGCACATCTGCCTGACTTGCACCAGCAGCTTTAGCCGTGGCGATCAGCTTGGCCTGAGAGTTACGTTCTTCCAGGTCAATTTTGGCAAGGCTGGTTGAGTGGGCAACCTCAATTTCTTGACGAAGCTGCTGATATTGCTTCAGCGCCTGCTGGCCTTTTTTATCTGCCTTGGCAGGGTCTTTACCACCCCAGGGGCTTTCAACCGACGAACCTGCTGCCCCCACTCTCGCAATGGCATTGTTAACCACATTAGCGTCAGCAATACCACTCAGCATCATCTCGCTGAACCCAGATTTAACATAGTCCTGAGCGGCTTTAACTCGGCCCATAGAGTCTGTCAGCGTTACGAGCCCTGCCTGGGCATTCTCCAAATCTGCAACCGCTCGTTTACGGTTGCCTTCAACACCTTGCGCTTGCCCGAAAGGGTCAAATCCTTTGAGGCTACTTAGCCGACTGTCTGCGTCGATAATTTCCTTTTTCAGTTGATTAACCTGGGTAACCTGGTTTTTGTACTGATCATCCAAATCGAGCGCTTTCACATCCAGCTGCTTTGACGACATCGCCACAAGCGCCTGTGTTGTTTCCTGAACGGCATCTTTAAGGTTCAAGGCAGACTGTCGAGCCAGTTTGTTCTGCTCATGGAAATACAGGATCGCAGAACCAGCCAGCATCGCTGCCCCGAACGGCCCACCAATCAACCCCAATGCTCCACGGGCAAGGCCGGAAGCCACCGATGCTGCGCGGGCTGACACTGACAGGCGTTTATTTGCCGCATCCAGTTGATTTTTGCCAACCGTGGCCGCTCGCGTCGCCTCGGTTTCTTCCCGGATCAACCGGTTATAATCAGCGGTATAACTGACGTTCAGGCCGTATTGCTTGGCCGTTTTTTCCATCGCACGAACGCGGCCGAATTCGGCGTTGTTTTGCAGCAAGGTGGCGTTGGCACTGTCGATCGTCTTTTGCGCAATACTGGCCTGCGCTAACGATGCGGATTTGACCGCGGCCTGCTGATCACGCCATGCCCCGATGCTCTCACGAATACCGGCGGTTAGCTTGGTGGACATCACCGGGATCAGCGTATACAACGCCACGCTGGCCACCATGTTGAAGTTGTCCGCCAGACCGTTAATCGCTTCAGTCACACTCTGTACACCGGTACGGAGTGGGCCACCGCTGGCTTGCCCGACTTTGATGATCAGCCCTTCAAAAGCGCTGGTCAGCCCCATCAGATCGCCGTTCAGGTTGTTGACGCGCGTCGCGGCCTGTTCGTGTGCTGTCTGGGTACCGGTCAGGGATTTTGTCAGGTCGTCCAGCTTGCTGCGGTTACTCACCAGAATCGACGCGGCGTTAATATTCTCCAGACCAAATAGCTTGACCGCCTGCGCCGTAGAAAGGTTTTTCTTCGACAGGTTTTCCAGCGCGGTGCTTAACCCCACAACGGAAGGTTTGAGCGTTTTATCCGTGCCTTTTTCAAGGTTGAGGATAACGTTACGCAACCCGGTGCCTGCCTCTCCACCTTTAATTTCACGCTCTGCCAATACCTGAATCGCTGCGTTCAACTGCTCAAAGCCGATCCCGGCCTGCGCCGCTGCCACACCGCCATTCTTTATCGCGGCTGCCGTATCGGCAATTTCAGACGAGCCATACTTAGCCCCAGCGGCCAAAACGTTAATGTAGCGGTCAGCCTGGTTGGCGCTGGCACCAAACTGGTTAAGCGAAAGGGCCAACGTCTTTGTCGCATCCGGCAACGTGGTACCCGCCGCCTGCGCCAGAATGAGCGCACTGTTGGTCGCTGTAGTCAGCCCGTCCGCCGTTTTCAGCAGTTCCGGCTTGGCACTGGCCATCAGCTTTAACGCTTCCGCCGCCTGGCTGGCACTGTACTCGGTGGTGCGCCCCATCTGCTGCGCGGCTTCATCGAATTGTTTCAGCTGTGCGCCGGTAGCACCGGTGATAGCGGAAAGATCTGACAGCGCCTGGCCATACTGCCGCGTTGTGGTGATGATACTACCCAGCGAGAATCCTAACCCTGCGACGCCAGCCAAACCCGCCAGCGTCCCTTTCAGGCTGCTGACCGTTTGCCCGACACGCTGATAAGCCTCGTCGGTCTTTTTCGCATCCTGCTGGGCTTGGCGGTTAAACTTGCCGGATTGATCGCCAGCGGTGCGGTAAGCAGCCACCAGCTTGTTTCTAAAACTGGCGTCATTCAGGTACAACCCGACCGCCAACGATGCTACATCAGCCATTTCCAAGCACTCGCATAACGTCAGCACACTGCGCATCAAGGGTACTTTGCACAGGCTGAGCGGGTTGATGAACAGGGGCATCTTCCGCAGTGTCGGCAGTAATGCCCTGCAGTTTGAAGTATGCCCGCCAGTGATTCAGAACTTGCGCCGGTAACGCGGCGATTTTGCGAGGGTCTGACTCACCCCAGCGATCGGCCAACTGAAAAATCAGCATCAACCAGGGTGAGTCAGTTAGTTTTTTTCCGCGTCTTCCAGCGTGCCGACAGCATGACGTTTAACGGTACTGATCGCATTAACCAGGGTCGGGTTATCGTGGGCCTTCAACAGTTCATCCACGCTGGGCAGCGCACTCGTCGGAATCCGCTTACCGTCCGGCGTCATAAAACAGGACAGTAGCAACTCAACGTTTAGACGGGCGGCCTTATTCATATCACCGGTCTCGATCGCATCTTTCATGCCATCTTCATTATCCTGCAGCTCGGATGCCTTCAAGCGGCGGATAAAGGTTTTAGTACCAAACATCGGCACTTCAAGCACGTGGTCGTCAGATTTCAGCAGTGCTGTCTTAAGCGCCTTCAGATCGTATTTATCGGTCATCGATTTTCCTTACTTAACAGTTACGGTCGCTGCTGCGCTATTGAGGGTGTCAGCACGTTCAGCAGACAACACCACGCGATACGCACCGGCATCAGCCGCCACAACAGAGTTTTTGGTATAGGTGGCAGCGGTAGCGGCGTTAATATTGGTGCCGTTCTTCTGCCATTGGAATTTAACGGGCTTGCCGTTACTGGAGATAGCCGCAACAGTCAGGGACAAATTGCCCCCAACCGCCAAATCAGCGTTTTTCGGCTGGGTAGTCACGCTGATCACACCTTTGGGGCTACGGCTCCCCATGTGTTGTTATTCTGCTTGCCCTGCACGGTGATCTGAATGACTTCGCTAGCCGGTGCAGCGATCTCATTCATTTTCCAGCCAGACAACGAAAGGATGGAGGTTGAGGTGCGTCCGTTCGGAAGCTCTACGTAGAACTGCACGGTTTCGCGGTTATCTGCGGCTGTAAGGAATGCTGCAAAATCTTCATTGGCCGGATCATCGATAAATCCGATCGACTTCTCAGCGCCTTCAGGTAGGTCAGAAATAAACTGCTTTGTGGTGTCGATCAGGGTGGTGCAATCAACAAAACTGCCGGTCTGCCCCATTTCACCGACCGCCTTACAGTTAGTCAGCGCTTTCAGGGTTGCGGCAGCAGCGCCGACTGCGCCCCATTTCACAACAGTACCAGCCGGAAGCATGGCGTATTCTGGCGAAGTTTTATCAGCCATAATGTCTCTCTCTTAATGATTGTGGCAGCGATCGCTACCGGTTTTCGATGCCGTAGCGGATCTCTGCCGCCAGGATGCGTAACACTTTGGTTTTGTTGTAATCCAGGGCTGGACGGATAAACGGATCGGCAACTTGTTTTACCGTGCCGAATTCCTGCGCCAGCGCCTTCATCTGGTGCGCCTTGCTGGGACCGACTCGCAGTGTGACCTGCGCACGACCTCGGGTGGTCGAACGGATTGTAATGCTGTCACGCATATGCGGGCCGGAGGCAGTTTCGTCATATCCAGCATGCTCCTGCATATCCTCTAACACCGGTACCAAGGCGGCGCGACCTGCATCACGCAGAATTTTTGTTGAGACGTCCCTGCCCAGGGCTTCCAACTGACGCGCCAATTCATCTATACCCATGATATTGATACCTATCATGCGGCCTCCTCCGGGTAACAGATGAAGTAATCGCGTACCAGTCGGTACTGGATGCTGTTGTTGGTCAGCGTGGTGGCACCTTGCAACATTGTGCCGCGTGTCACCGTCTGAACCGGCCAGCGGCCAATGTGCCCGTGCTGAATGCCTTCCCAATCGGCGCAGATGGCCTTATCCAGCTCAAGCAGGCGGGCGTAATCATCGATGACGTATAGCGAAACTTGGAAGCGGCCTTGCACCAGCGCGGTGCTGGCCAGCCCGGTATCAAATTTAGGGTCGGTGATTTTTTGGTATGTCACCCCTTCCTGCTCTGGATCGGGCAACAATAGCGGGTACGCTGGCAGACTGGTCAACGACTCCAATGCCGCTTTGATTTCATACTCGATCATGACGAATATCTGCCTCCGCCGTAATTAACAACCGGTCTGACTGCGAGCGGTCAGGGGCTCGCACGGTAAAGGTTCGTTTTTGGAAAACCACCTGCCAGTCAACGGTGATTTCATCACGCGGGCGGAGCGTGAACAGCATGGTTTCCACCACCTGGCCCTGCTCCCCGGTGCGGATTTTACGGTTAGAAATCGGCTCAGCATCCGCCCAGACTTCTTTCACGAACTCAAAGGATTTCACCGGAGAACCGGTTTGCTCATCACGAATGGTGACGGGACGAAAAAGCGCTATCCGAAAACGAAGCTGCCCAGCGCGTAATGATTTCATAATCCGTAAATCCGATAAGGTTGAAGTAGAGACTCGACGGCCAAAGGCAGCTTGGATGCTGATGCTCCGACTACTGCGGCCTCTCGATTGGCATACCAATGCCCGATACAGAGCAGCATGGCTGTACGAACGTCATCATCCAGCAAAATCCGATCTTCATCGTCCTCATAGCCAGGGTCTGATTTACTGGCGTAGAGCGTTCGGCGGGTATACATCTCAACATGCTTTTTCGCCGCACCAATGAATACGCCAATCAGTTTGTCGTCCACACTGAAATCAGGCTCTAGGCGGCAATGCTCTTTCACCAATTCCAGCTCAAGCATAGGTCACCTTACTTTTTTGTTTTCTTTCCGGGCTCTGGCTGCTCTGGCTGCTCTGGCTGCTCTGGCTGCTCTGGCTGCTCTGGCTGCTCTGGCTGCTCTGGCTGCTCTGGCTGCTCTGGCTGCTCTGCAGGATTGTGTTCATCCACCAGCTCGGCATAACCTTTTTTGATCAGCTCGCGACCGTGTAGCTCCTGCGTCTCGAATGACTCACCGTCATTGACCACCCGGCTACCGAACAAAATCGGCACAAGTGCTTTAACTTTCATGAATATCTCCTGAAAAAGCGGCCCGAAGGCCGCCATATGTGGAAGCCATTAGCCGCCGGTTGGTGGAGTTGGAACAGTGAAGGCACCCGTAACGAACGCTTCCGGACGTTTTACGGCCAGCGCCACACGCTCTTCGCAACGAATGGAGATCATGTTTTTCTCGAAGTCGTCGGCGTTTTCGGTACTGATCACCACGTTGGCCTCTTCACGGTCGAAGAGTTGCGCACCTGCGCTGAATGCGCCGGTCAGGAATTTACCCAGGAATGCGGGGGCTTCCGTCGCCACAACTGGCAGGCCCCATAGAGTCGGGCCGACGAGCGCTGATGGGTTAGCGAGGATATAGCGGCCCAGCGTGTCCTTGAGCAACTCAATTTTGGCCCAGTCGGTGAAATGCAGCACATGGCCCGTTGATGGGAAGCGGGCTAACTGGGCTTGTAACATCGCCAGACGCAGATCATCAATGCCGTTTTGCATCGCCACTTCAAACGCCGCTTTATACTTCGACGCCTGCGGCATGATGCCCTCCAGGTGAGCACCGGTACCGTCACCGAACAGAATTTCCTGCTCTTCGACATATTTCAGGCCAAAACGCAGTTCTGCATCCACCGTCGATTGCAGCTGCGCAAAGTCGTCCAGGATCTGCTTGGACGCCTTGAACATGTGCGCCAGGGTGCGAACCGGTGTGATTTTCTCCGCGAACTGGATATCGCTGTACGGTTTCGCCGTGTTTTCAGGCACTGCGGCGGCCTTGTTGGTGAAACCGGTTTGCTGTACCCAGTAAATGGTGCTGGAACCCGTCTTGCCTGGTGCGATCAGGTCGCGGATAAACAGGCGTTGTTTCGGGGCGGTATCAATCCCCGGCAAGCGCTGCGGCGCCACAATTTGCCCCGGCACATCAGTAGAAATCAGTGCGGCATTAACCGGGATGCTGAGGCGTTGGTTACCTTGAATACCTGAAGCAAAATCTTTCAGCGCAGATGCAGAAATCACCTGCTGGCCAACGGATTGAATAACCGCTGCAGCAGTGCTTAATGGCATTTGTGCCACATGCTGCTCCAGCTCACCCAAGGCAGACTTCAACGTTTTCTCTGCTGCCTTCATGGCATTCAGCTCGGTGGCCATTTTATCAACGGCATCTTTTGTTTCTGCCGAAAGCTCGCCGGACTTTTTGGCCTCTTTTAGTGCATCCTCAGCTTTGACATTAAATTTACTGGTCGCATCTTCGATAGAGGCGGTGACTTTTTTCAGGATTTCATTTACTTCAGACATAGTTTCTCCAGATTATTGGCATGCCGAAACCAGCCCACTTAATGCGGCGTCCAGTTTGGCTAAGGTTTCAGGTGATGCTTCGGCAGCGCTCGGCGTGCCAGTTGGATCGGTAACAGCGCCCGGCGTGTTACCCGTAAGGGCTTTCAGAAGTTTGCGGCGTTCTGACCGTGGGGTGTTCGCCTTGGCCAGTAAAGAATCCAGCTTGCGCAGAGCCGCTGCGGGTGACTCATCGTCACTGGTGACGGAATCGGAGGAAAGCAGGCCATCAGCCAATCCCTTCTCGATAGCATCACTGCCACCAATGTAGGTTTCGCTATCCATCATCTGCTTGATGGCGTCACTGTCGAGACCGGAGCGGGCCGCGTAAATATCGGCCATCGCGTTATCGAAAGGCTCCAGATAGTCCACCATGGCGGCAAAGTCATGGCGGTTGCCTATCGCCACTACCCAGCAGTTGTGGATCATCAGGAAGGCCCCGCGACCGATCTGAATGTCGTCGCCGGCCATCGCAATGATTGATGCTGCACTGGCAGCCAGACCCAACACTTTTACGGTCACCTTTCCCTGGTACTCGCGCAGCAGGTTATAAATCGCCAGGCCTTCGAACATATCGCCGCCCGGCGAATTAATGTTTACGGTGACGTCGGCACCATTCATTGACCGCAACGTACCTGCAATACGCTTCGCCGTAACCCCTTCCCCCCAGTAGTCCTGCCCGATAACGTCAAATACAGAAATCGTATTATCGTCAGAGGCTGCGGCTTTCAGACCGCCATTCCAGCGATCAAGCGCTGAGGGTAAAGGTTCGCAGGTGACACCCGCGCAGGGGCGCCCCGCCGGCGCTGCCGGAAGTTGTTTTTTTGTCATGGGGGAGTTGCTCCTACGCTGCTTTTTTCAGCGGTGATTGGTCTTCAGGAATATCAGGGAAAAGGTAGTTATGCAGCTTGGTAATGCTGCTGGCCTGAGCGCCGAGGTTATTCTGTTTCAAATCCTCCAGTGGGGTCAGGTTAAGCTGCACGGTGTAAATATCTCCACCCTGTATTGGCGGCAGATTTTCAAGCCTGCGGACATCGTTGCGGCTCATCCAACCATTTTGCAGCGCGGTGGTGTAATACGCAGAGCGACCGACACTATCCGCACGAAGCAAGCCTTCAACCGAGAACTCAGCAAAATAATCTTCGTCACCATCCAGTAGGCAGCGTGCGATTTCCTGCTCGATGTTCACCAACAGTGGGCGCAAGGTATTGGTCAGGAATATCAGGTTCATTCCTTCAACGCTTGACGCCCAACTACTCTGTTTCGTGACGTGTCCCACCATAAACGGTGGCACCCGAAACCAGCGGCAAATCTCTTCGATACTGAAGGCACGGCTTTCCAAAAGCTGTGCCGCCTCTGGGTTCATCGTCACGTTTTGGTAGGAAAGCTCATTTTCCAGCACCATCAACTTACCGGCATTTTTGGAGCCGATAAACGACTGCAGGCTTTTACGCAGTCGTTCCCGTTGCTCTTTATTCAATGCCGTTTTTGACGATAAAAAACCGGTGCTTTGAAGGCCGTTTTCGAAAATCTTGGCAGCAGCTTCATCCACAGCCATTGCAGCGCCGAACACATCGCGGCCAGAGCTCAAAGGCATCATCCCGCATACGCCATCCAGGCCAAAACCGCGGATATGCATCATACGGTCAACGGGGATCACTCGCTTGGCCCCGTTCTCGGTATACGTGTATTCAAGCTTGCCCGTCGGTAAGCGCTTAACCACCATGTTTTGTGGCAAAAGCGGGTCCAGCGCCACCAGCTTGCGGCCAATCATTTTCTTTTCAACGAACGCATTACCCCGCAAGCAAATGCTGGCCACCACCAGCAACATGAACCGCGAGGGCGTCATTTCCAGATTTGGCCGCCGGCACAATACCTGGTAAGCAGGATGATCCTGAGCAAGCTTGCGGGAACCATCCGCCTCACGCACATACACTTTTAGCGGCAGCGTGGAGATCGACTCACTGAGCAGGCGAATACAGGCCCAGACAGAGGAAAGCTGGATTGCCTTGTCGGCAGTGACCACCTTGCCGCTGCTACTGGTGCCAAACCATTCTTGCCAAAATGTCCCGGTGGTGAGACTGATCGGGACACCAAGCCAATTTAAAAGGGCGCTTTTCACGCGCCCCGGTTGTTTGTTTTTGTCCATCAGATACCCACTATGATCGGATCATCAAAAAAGCCTTCTAAATCGCTGTCGTCTTCCTGTATGTCTTCTGCTGCCCCCACGGACATTGCCAGCGCAACAATACCGTCTATACGCCCATTGCTGCGGCGCTTGCTGAACACCCGGTTTTCACTTTTATCGGACTCGGTCACGGCGTTGGCCGCATTCCAACGAAGGCAGGGATTAAACAGAATGGTGATTTTCTTATCGATAATGAGTTTTTCTAACAACTCGATAGAGTGCGGCATCCAGAGCCCAGACTCTTTGGATTTACCGAATCCCTGCCCGTGCGGCACAAGAGGAACGGTGATCCCTTCATCTATCAGCTCCGGCTCTAAGTAGTCCATGTGATAACGGTCAAATGCGATGGACTGCATATCAAACTGCGCCGCCAGTTGGGCGATGCGTTTTGACACTGCGCCATAATCAATAACACTGCCGACGGGGGCGTGAACGTATTCCTCACGCACCCAGGCGTCATAAGGAACACGGTCATTTCTGGCCCGGTCGAGTAACGTATCCTTCGGCGTCCAGAACTCAACGAATGCCGTTCTTATCTCTGGGAAATACAGTGATAGCGCGGTTAAATCTCGCTTGCCGGACAAATCCAGGCCGCCATAGCACATACGGCCCTGCAGTTCGGCAATATCGAATGTCTTTTCACAGGCCATCCAAACATCGCCGCCAATCCACGGATTCTCAGCATCCACCCACTCGCAGAAGTTAAGACGCCGCACCAGGCTCTCTTTGGACGGCATGCCCCGCGCATCTTCCACCTGCTCGCGTAAATACTCAGGCTGGAAGGTCTGCCCCATGGAGGGGTTAGCTTTTGCCCAACATGACTCATCCTTGAACGGATCGTCGCCCTCATCCAGCGAGCAGATAAACGCGAAGAAGGCGTCGTTTTTTTTCTGGCCGGCGGCCAACTGCTTGCCGTACTGGTGATATTCGTAACAGACGCTGGTTTTATCGTGACCACTGTTCGTGATCATGAAAATCAGTGCCTGCCGCCGGCCTTTGGTACCGGCACGCATCATCTCGACGGCTTTGTTATCTTTGTGCTCATGCACCTCGTCAATCAGTGCGCAGTGGGGGCGCGGGCCAGACTGACCATCATCGGAACTGATGGGCCGAAAGAAAGAGCCGGTCTGCAGAAATGCCAGGTTCCATTCTTTCCCTGCACCGCCAGAAGGATCGATACGCTGCGACAATGCGGGCGACTGATTAACCATCGCCACTGCGTCGCGAAACAAGATCATCGCCTGGTCTTTTTTCGTCGCTGCCGCATAGACCTCGGCGCGAGGCTCCTTGTCTGCCATCAGGCAATACAGACCAATCCCCGCTGAAAGTGGCGACTTGCCCGACCCTTTGCCAGACTCGACATACGCCGTGCGAAAGCGGCGAGAGCCGTTCGCCCTTTTCCATCCAAAAATGGAGCCGACAACGAAAGCCTGCCAGGGCAAAAGAATAAATGGTGCCCCTTCATGCTCCCCACCATTCAGCTTGAGCACTTTGGCAAAGAAGTCGATCACGCGGCTAACGGCTTCAACATCCCAGTGAAGCCCCCGGCTTTCTCCCTCAACTAAATCATTAAGGTGACGCTGGCAGGCATTACGTATGTCGGGACCGGCGAGGGTCCTGCCCTCGGTGACATCCAGGGCATACTGTGTTGCCGGATCAGGTGCCGAAGAATTCGTCGAGCGGGTCCGTTTCTTTTTTTCCACCATTTACATTTACCTTTGACCTGGCCGCTGGCGTCAGACCGAATTCCACCAAATAGCTTTTGAAGCGCCGATCTGCATCCGCCAACATGGAGACAGCAGGGTTAGCCTTAATCAGAAACCCACCCTCGGTTTGAACTGTATAGGTGCGCCCCTCATCGGTGATGGTGTTTCGCAACTGGAGGATGTCGGCATAAATATCGCAGAGGCGCTCAAGCGCAAAAGTATCAGCAACGGTCAAAACGCCCATGCCGTCGAGAAGAACGGTCATTCGGCCCCAGGCTGTTTTCCCCCAGTCGGTGAGGTGCGCAGGAGGGCTAGGAATTTCGCGGGCCGGCATCGGCTCTTTATCATTAAGTTTTCTTTTGCCCGGATTGCCGGTTACCACTTTTAGGTGGGTCGGTTTCGGGCGTCGTCCTGCCATCGGAACCTCCCAGAAAAAAACTTTTCATTTCGCGGTTGTGCGCACAAATGACTAGCGGCGGTCTTTAAAAGCGAGAGGGGTGAACTCTTACCCCGCCCCTCCCCATTGCATTCAAACGCCGCTGTCAGCGGTTCCAGTGCGACGCTGGGTCAAGCGGCAGGCCATCGGGCGAGCACCCTATTACCTTGCCTGTCTTCTCCATACGCTGCTTTGTGGAATCATGGTGCGGCTTGCATAGGCCTTGCCAGTTCTTACGGCTCCAGAATAGATGCTGAGCCTTCTTCATTTCTTCTGACGACTTGGCCTCCTTCATTCGGTGCGGCACAATGTGATCCACTACCGTTGCCGCTTCAATACGGCCCATCTGCTGACACATGACGCAAAGAGGATTGGCACGCAAGAAAACCAAGCGTTCAGCCTGCCACTTGCTGCCATACGGCTTCTTGTTGGTCATGAATACCTCAAATAGAAAAGCCACCAGCCTGCCTCAGCAGGTTGATGGCTTTAATCAATGGTAATTAACAATTTCCTAGTTATATAGCTAAATCACGGAGAGTTAATTCACCAATTGTATTTGATTGATTAAACACACATGGCTGCAAAATGGAGTTTGCATTCACTTTCGCAACTTTGAACATTTACTGAATTTAACCGTAGATACCCATCAATCTGTACCCAAACACTTTTGGTCGAAAACTTCTCAGTTGGAATATCCTGCTGCGCAGAGATAACAGCAAAATATTCGCCATCACTCAAATCTTGAAAAATTTCATATTTATATTTTTCACCAGTGCTAGCACTGTTAAAAGTTAGCGTGCTAAACAACTTGTTCATGTCCATACTATCTCCTTTTTTATGGAGATATGATCATACTCATACCTATATGGTATTCAAAGTATTATCAGGTAAGTCAGTAGATTCACCGAAGCAATATCTCAGTAAATGCCACCTGTAATGCTAATCAGAACTGCAGGAGCCTGAATCGCTGCCGCTACTGTCCGAACTGCAGGTACTGTAATCATTACTGTAATCAGCACCAACGAATACCGGACTTAGTGGGTTGAGGGGGTTAAGTAGGTCGCTACCAGTACCGCCTACATTTTGTTGTTCACGCAAACGGCGAGCCTCTTCCTGACGGCGGCGGCGTTGCTCATAGAAATATCTGCTCATGGTTTCTTCCTTTCATCATCAAGCTGACGAATCGCCAGCAGTTGGTTGTTCGCCTTATCGATAGCCGCAAGCAACGGGTCAATCCACAATACCGCCTGGCAATAGGTCAGCGTGCTGGGGGCAGTGGTGCCAGCACTGGCTGTGTTAGCGTTAGCGGTATTGCCTGGCATTGCGCCGGAACGTAGACGGTTCGTGTAGTCGAGCAACCCACCAGCAATAGCGGCAGGCACAGCCAAATCGCACGTAGGCTGATTCTTGAGGATTGTCCGGTATTCAATTTCTTTCCCCTGGGTGGCCACATCGGTATTAATGCCGTACTGGCTCGCTGCGTTACTGATAGCGTTGGCGCGTTGAAACAGAAACGCCTGGGCGGTAATGGTAGCTGTCTGCAGGTTGTTATCGCTTTGAAGCTGGTCAACCTTCCCACCAGCCGTTACAGCGTTACCGTGGAAGTGAAACGCCAACCATGCCAGCGTGATGAATATGACCAGCAGAGCAGCACCAATAGCTGCCGTTAATCGGTTCATTATTAGCCCCAGTTGCAGATTTCACGTTCAACCTCTCGCCGGTTAATCAGGCCCTTCCAGACCTTGCCCCCAGCTTTATTCCAGCGGCGCATTTCATCACAAGCGCCCGAACTGTCACCGGCGTTAAGTTTTTTCAGCAGGGTGGATGATTCAAAGGCTTTGACGCCGACGTTGTAGCTGAAGCTTATAAGTGCCGCTTTCTGATATTCACTGGCTGGCACCTTCACAGACCGGTCTACAGAACGGACGAAAGGCACAAGGTCTTTATTCAGTAGCGCTTTGCATTCAGTTTCGGTGTAAGTTTTGCCGGGGATAATATCGGCACCAGTATGGCCATAGCAGACAGTCAGCACGCCAACTACATCGCGATAGGGCTTGTATTCGACTCCCTCCAGTGAAGGAATAAGCACCGCAGCAATAGCCAACGCACCACCACCGACAGCACCAATGATTTTCTTTCTTAGCTGTGGGTTCATGGTTTCACTCACTCATCGCTTTATATGCAGCTTTTGCACGCTCTTTGTCATATCCGACGGCAGTCAGCTTGTTAACCAGCTTGCGCTTGTAGTACCAATTAACCCCAGCGGTAAACACGGCAACCAGAATCCCCACCAGCACGGCCCAATCTTGCAGAGTCATTGCTCCAGTTGCTGCCAGTAGCGAAGCAACCCAATACGAAAGCTGGGAACTGTATTTATCCATCCTCATATCCTCCCCCTGCCGGGGCTGTGCCCGATCGTCGGGTGGTAGAAACAAAAAGCCCCGGCAAACGCCAGGGCAACTTAGTTACTCGGGAAAATCTCCCGGTGTGTTTGTTCGAACCGTTCAGACTCCAGTTCTACCCCCAGGCCGATTCGGCCTAGCTTGATAGCCGCCTTAATCGTTGAGCCGGAACCCATGAAGAAATCAGCCACTACATCACCGGGACGACTACTGGCGTTGATGATGTGCTCCATCATTTCAGCAGGCTTTTCGCATGGATGCTTACCGGCATAGAAGGCCACCGGCGAATAGGTCCAAACGTCGGTATAAGGTACCGCAGCAGATACCGTGAAGGTGCGCCGCAATGATTTATATTCCTGGCACAGGTCCAGATATTCGCGGTTGAGGGTTTTGTATTCCCTTACCAGCTCATGATGGGGACGATTCAACCCACCAGCCTGATGCTTCTCATTAGCGATGCGGTCAAATAGTGCCTGAAGCTTGTGATACTGCTCTTCACTCGGTAGTTGCCACTGGCTCTCGCTAAACCAATGGCTGGCCATCTGCTTACCGGTAGCCGCGTTTATATCCTTCGTAGTGACACCAAGAGACTGCCTGGCCGATTTGAAGTAGTCGAACAGCGGCTTGAATACGTTTTGCTTAAGCTCGGTGCATTTCACCGCGTAGCCGTCAATCTTGGGCTGTAGGGGCCCAGCATAGTGACCGGCGAAAATGATCCGCTCGGTAGCAGGGAAGAATGCGCGTAGCCCTTCTTTATGTTGTCGTTTCCATGCGCCGGACGGCTTAGCCCATACGATGTGGCTCAGTACGTCGAACCGTTGGCGAACCAGCAGCTCAGTATTTGAGGCCAAGCGGCTACCGCAGAACATATAAAGACTGCCGTTAGGCTTGAGCACCCGCCAGAACTCCACCAGCAACGAATCCAGCCAGGCTAAATACTCAGCCTCGGTTTTCCATTGGTTATCCCAGTCGCAAGACTTCACCCGGTAATACGGCGGGTCAGTCGCAATCAGGTCGATGCAGTCATCAGGCAGGGTTTTGATGTATTCGAGTGTGTCAGCGTTGACAAGACGTGTGCTGGATATCATAAGCGCCCTTGTTTGATAGGCTCGTCCTGCTGTTAGCAGCACGGGCAAAGGTTCGCTTGTGACCATTGACATGAGCAACTGGTGGACAGGGTGTTACCTCACCCTTCCGCCGCCCACTTCACAAACATTAAAGCGAAACTCCATTAACCTTTTCAGTTCATTGAATGGGGTTTTGATTTAATTATTATCAAAAAACTTTGCATAATTGAGATCCTGATTAAATACACTCACCCGAGGATAGTGATAAATTGTTTTTTGCGGGATTACCGCATAGTAACCGAATGAAATAATTACCAAGGATATATTATGAGTTTAACTGTTGACCAATTAGTTAGAATTGCAAGTGCTGGGGGTGGTTTGAAAGTAGATGCAAAACTGAAAACCGTTGACCAATTGGTTCGTATAGCAAGCGCTGCTTCTAATCACAAAGCAATACTCGAAATTATCAATACAACCCTTCTCACCGTTGACCAAAAGGTACGGATAGCGAGTGCAGGTAAAGGTTCGGTATTTTTTAGTGACCTCGCGTAATTCATAGTATTCAAGGCCCATTACTAATACATGGGCCTCCTAGGTTTATTAAAGAATTCCCTTCAAAACGAAACTTTCCTGATAACAACCTTATTACATAGAAAAAACCCGCTCAATGGCGGGTTATTTTGTTGCATCGCTTGATGGTACAGCTTCGCGAAAGCATACATGTATTATGCACTTTCATTGGCTATTATCAAGTTATTTTTTCTTTTTCTGCATTTTCGATGCAGATAGCTGCACGAACGGCGAAGAACACCGAAGAATTGAATATTTCAATACACCAACGCACCCTGTCATCCACCTGGTCGCGTGTCAGCCATGGGGCGTAATGATTTTGCATATAGCGTCCAAGTACCGACACGGTGTTGTTGCGGCCCGTATAGAACAGCTTGCCAATCACATAGACCGGGTTGTCATGTTTCATAGATGCCAGTACCGCTTTTTCCATGAAGTCGCATTCCTCCCCAGCATCAGCTGCCACCAGCATTGATTCCAGAGAGCGTTGAGGCCAGAGGATGGTGGTTGCCTTCTTTAATTGCTCTTCACCGCGATAGCCGAGTGTGCGCAAGTCTGCCATTACTTTCACGATACGGGCCGCACTTTCATCGTCCCACTGCTCAGGCATGATTTGCCCCCATACTCCGTTGCCGCCGCTGCACTTCAACTTCCCATCAGTATTGCCGCCGTACATATCACCCCAGGCGTTTAGTAAGGAGGTGATCCACAATGTTTGTAGACGGGTTAACCGTTGGAACTTGCCCAGGTACTTCTTGCGAGAAACACCGGCAACAGTTGTCCATGCGTTGTGTTTTATTTGTCGTCTCTGATTCGGGGTCATGCTGCCTTCTCCTGCTTCAATGCTTTGCGCTTAGCTTTATATGTATCGCGGATACGTTCGTAGTCACTGCGGCCTAACTTGCTTACCTTGGGTGGTGGCCCCATCAACCGGTCAAAACGTGCCTGGCCTATCTTGGCTATCAGATTAGGGCGGTATTCACTCAGGTTCGCGGACTTGAAGTTGTTACAGACCGAGCACTGCTTATGGCAGTTATCTTCATCAAAGCGCAGCTCAGGGTTGCTCCCTACGGTGCGGTAATGCCCGGCATGGTATTGGCCTTTATGGTGGCGACCGCAGCTGATACATGGTTCATCTGCGTCACGTTCGCGGATATACGCGTTGAACTCTGTCTGGGCCAGGTTGATGAAATAACGCAGAGGCTTAACCGCCAGCTTGCGAATCTTCAGCTTGTCCTTGCGCACTCTTTCTTCCTGGCGTTTGCGTGCGTCACGCTGGTAGTGCATCGCACAGAGCGGGCCGCAGACTTTCTGTAGGTACTTCTCCGGCGTGAATGTCGTTCCACACTGAGCGCAGACCTTTTCCTTGTACTGCTTGGGCTTAGTTGGCTTTTTCATTTTTTCCCTCACGGTGGAATATCCACTCGTAGACTTCTGAGCCGTTAAGCAGCAGATCGTTGAAGTCGCCAGATTTAGGCCAGCGGACTGAGACTTGTTGGAGATCGTTTTTTGCCAATAGATTGGCACGAGCACATTCAAAGGCGGCGGCATGGCCCGTAGCAGACGCGTCAGCGTCGGCGAAGATGATCAGGCGCTGTACGCCACGGGGTACGCGGAACTTCTTCATGAAAGTGGCGTTCAGCGTCGCCCAGGTGTTGCACTGGGTTATTTGGTGGCAGGAAAGCGCGGTCTCTATACCTTCTGCGATACCTAACGTTGCAGACGGTGGAAACATACGAATGGCAACAGAGGTGGCGTGTTCAAGGTAGCTGTCCTCTTGCAGTCGCATCATTTTCTTCGGTGCGCCAGCAACGGTGGCTTTCTGGTCGCCGTCCAACAGGGTGCGGTGCAAGTAGCACAGTTCGCCCTTGTCGTCCGTTGCCAATGCATAGATAGACTGGTATTCGCCACCAGCAGCGCGTTGGCGATCGCAATAACGCACGTTCTCGATCGGCAGGCTGGTGATACCTCGCTGTTTTAGATAGCGGTCAGCGCCAGTGCCGCGTAAACCTGTTAACCCTGCAAACTTGCAGCTGACGCGTTGCCGTTGGGAGGCTATGCCAGAAGAAGGGCCACCAGCCTGATAGCTCTCTTCCGGTGAATATGTACGCCCCACCAGCTTATCGACCTCTGACGCCAGCGTTTTGAAATCCTTGCCGGTTGCCCCGGTTAACAACGCCCAGCCGTCACCTGCGCCGCATGAACAAATGTAGGAGCCGGTCCCGTTCTTATCGTCACAACGGAACTTCCCCTTACGCCCACACAGCGGGCATTCCCCCTTAAAATGTTTTTTGCCGGTAATCGGTGGTAAGCCGTAGAAGTCGAATATTTTTGACCAGTGGCCTATAGCTGCCTGTTTGGTATTCATGCGGCTTTCCCCTGCTTAGATTTTGCGTAGGCAATCTGTGTTGATTTAATGAAGTTGCTCACCACCGGCGTGATAGCCATTGGCGTTCTGTGCAGCCCGTTAGGCCATGTGTCGAATTTTTTGCGGTAGACGTGCGAGCACCAGCCATCGCTAACAGGTTTGCCCTGTGCGCTGCGGGTGCGTTGGTAATAGAGAATTTGACTCCACCAGGCTTGTTTCACCTCTTTAGTGATCAGCTCCTTGGCCTGCTTAACTTTCTTGAGGCTGCGGGTTTTGTCAGTGTCGATGTCTTCACCAGCGATCGGCTTGAAACCACATTTCGGGCAGATGTAAATGCCGACCGGCTTCACATAATGGCATTGGGTGCATTCTTTCGGCAGGCGCTCTGGCTGTTCGTTTTTAACCACACGGGCCGGGGCATCTTCCATCCCGTCCGAGGTGGCTGGCAGGTAGTCATATTCGATATCGTCGGGGTAGCCCATCTGATGGACGGTGCCGGTGTGGTCGAAGATGATGCAATGATCTTTCCCAGGCGCAGGGCGAAGGCCACGGCCCAGAATCTGTATCCACCGGATTTCTGATTTAGTCGGGCGGGCAAAAATGATGCAGCGGACGTCACTGTCAAAGCCAGCCACCAGCACCCCAACGTTGATGATGATCTTAGTGATGCCCTGTTCAAAGCGGCTGATCGTCAGTTGGCGCTCTTCGTGCGGTGTTGATGCCGTCATAACCTCAACCATTACACCCGCCCGGCTGAATTCAACGGTCACGTAATTGGCGTGGGCCACGTTGACGCAGAAACAGATCGTCGGGCGGTCTTCGCCGTTCTCCAGCCAGTTTTTGACGATATCGCCCACCAACGTCGGGTCACTCATGACCTCGCCGGATTGCGTTTCGTTGTAGTCCCTGCCATAGCCTGCTTGTATCGACGTTTTCACATCGCTCATGTCAGGGTGTGAAGGAGCGTAAAATTCGTATTTGCTCAGTGCGCCAATTGCGATCAGTTCTTTCATCGTGGTCGGCTTGATCAGCTTCTGGTAATACGTCCCCAGCCAAGCCGAGAACGGGGTACCGGATAAGCCGATAACCTTCACGTCGGTGTTGCTCGTCAGGTGGTCAATGATTTCGAGAATCTTTTTGCGCTTCAGGTGGGCTTCGTCGATGATCAGCAGATCGATTTTTTCCGGGAAGTCGCGGCGAATCAGCGTATCAGCCGATGCAATTTGAATAAGGCGCTGTGGGTCGTAGGCCGGGTGGTCACGCCAGATATAACCAATTTCTTCAGCAGGCAAGCCGTACTCAATGAAGCGGTTAGCGGTCTGGTCAAGCAGGACGGTATACGGTGCCACAAACATTATGCGCATGTTGCGGCTGATGAACCCGCTGGCGATAAGCGCAGCGATTGCCGTTTTTCCGAACCCTACCGGCGCATACATCATGAATGAGCCGTGTTGCTTCCATGCCGAGCGCAGCATATTCAGTGCAACAATCTGTTTTTCGCGTGGCTGGATAGTAAGCATCATCGTTTCATTCCTCGTTTTATCGTCTAGCCGTCTAAATTTCCGTTTGGCGCTTTTTAACAACTCGATCCCTTAAAGATCTTCCCTCTGGTAAAGCCTGTTCCTGCCCCCACACCCCAACCCGATCACCCCCCTTTCCCCCCTCTTACCCTTCCCCTCTCCCCCGTTTAAAAAAAAACCGTTAAAAATTTTCATGCCGCTTTCCCGTTTTGCCCCACCAGCGGTGGCGCGGTAGTTAATCCCTGGCCTGCCCGTGAATACCGTTCGACGTAGGTTCTGAGCCGTGTATTCGCTGCCCTGCGGCCCGCGTTGTCTTGCTGGTATGAAACCTCTGCGAGGTCAAATGCAGCCTGGTAAGCCTCCGCGTATGCGAGCGCAATCTTTCCGCGTTGCGCAGGCGGTAACATGCCAAGCTGTTCTTGAATCCATACGGCATCCTCACGGCAAAACACCGTGGGCATGACGGTTCGAACAAACGCTGCAGACTGCATACGCTTACCTCACGGGTTTAGGTTCCTCTGCGGGGCAGAACACGCTGTAAAGCAAGATGACGTGCTCCTGGAACGTTGCCATCAGGCGGTGGGTGTTCTCGTCCAGCGCCTTACGTTCAACGTCGTCAATCTCGCCGTCTTCGGTGAATTTACGGACTAGTTCGGAGTGCTTGCCGATGTACTCGATAGCCTCCATCAGCTTGCTGTTGATATCGTCGCGATCGATATCCTCTACTTTCGGCAGAGGTACGTTCACGCTGTGCGATTGGCGGGATACTGCGTCGGCAAAGTGGGTATTGCCACCAGCCTGTTGCAACACCATGAACCAGCCGATCGGGAAAATTTGATTACTGTTCGGACGCAGACGGTTAAACAACGCGTCTTCAGTAACCCCCAGCCAGTTAGCTGCCTCTGCATAACCGCCAGGCAGACCGGTGATAATTTTTCGGGCGGCACTGATCACCCATTCAGGCTGTTTCTCTGCCTGCCAATCTGGCGCTTTTTGCTGTGACACAGTTGAGTTCCTCGGGCTGTGGTTACGATTACTTGTTAATTGCGAGATACTCCTACTCATCAATTGGATGAGTTAGATTCACTCTGCTTTGTCGGGGGGAAAACCTCATCCAACCCAACAGACTCACCAAGCTTGTTGAAAATTTCCACGAAACCACGGCAAGTCTGGATATCCATGCTCCGTCGTCCGGCTTCGTAATGGCAGATAGCACCTGGCGTACAGCCTGCAAGCTGTGCTAACTCAGATTGAGTCAGCCCCAGACGCTTACGAATCACTTGTATGTTGTTCATGAAGCCTCCTATTTCCGCAAAGTATACATATCGTATTCACCGGAGGCAAGAAAAGTATACATATTGTGTCTCGCAGACTGCTATACAAAACGTATAATTCAGGAATGAACATGAAATGGTATGAAGCCGCCAAAGCCAAAATGAAGGCATCTAACATTGGCCAAGAACAACTTGCAGAGCATCTGGGTGTGACTAAGGGTGCCGTAAGTCATTGGCTTAATGGTCGTAGAGAGCCGGGCATACAAATCATTGCCAATATTATGAATTTTATTGGTATGAGCGATTTCGTAGTTAACCCAGGGAAAAATGCATCTGTTTCAGAGGCTGAAAACTCAAACATTAAATATGCAGGCCCTTACCATAAAGGACGAGAATTCCCACTAATAAGCTGGGTTCAGGCTGGGGCGTGGGCAGAGGCAATGGAACCGTATACGCTGGACGAGATCGATGAATGGTATGAGTCCGATACGAAGGTTTTCGGTAAGGCATTCTGGCTTCGTGTTGAGGGTGAGTCGATGACGGCACCTTCTGGTGTAAGTATCCCTGAAGGCACTTTAGTGCTGGTTGATACAGGCCGTGAACCTATAAACGGTAGCCTGGTGATTGCCAAAATGGTTGACGCAAACGAAGCCACCTTCAAAAAACTGATCATTGATGGTGGTCAGAAGTACCTGAAAGGGCTAAACCCTGCGTGGCCTATGAAAGAGATAAATGGAAACTGTAAAATCATAGGTGTAGCTGTTCAAACTATGATGCGCCTTGTTTAACATTTTCCCTCGCTGTCCATAACCCGACCTCTGAGTCGGGTTTTTTGTATCCGCAATCCCACCCACGGTTATTAAAGCCGTTCCCCCCTGCTCATAGAGCAAATTTCAAACAACTATTTTTTAATAAAAATCATCACATTATGTATTCCTGCGAAAATTAAGTATACATATCGTATTGCGTGGCGTGAATACAATTTGTATACTCAGCACATCAACACCGCAACGCCACCAGCAAACCACCGCCACAAACGTTACGGAACAGGCAGGAAGCCAACAGGTACACGCATCAGGTGAGCGACGTAATCACCCACAGACCCCGAGAGGGACCGACCTGTACGTTCTTTAGGGAAAGAGTGGATTTACCCTGCCGCTGCCTATACGGGGCGGTAGGCATAAGACCACTAAGGAGTAGAGCAAGATGAAAGAAATTATATTTCAACCAGCTAACGCAATCCCCGTAAGCACTGACCGTAGGCAATCTTTTTTGGTCATCCATCCTGGAGATGGCTATTGTCTCGGCAGAGCTTTTTTCGACGACAGCAATGAGTTTGTCTGTTTTCTTATCGATGAGGATTTTGGCGCACCTGCGGAGGCGCTTCACCAGGGGCAGTATTTAGCTTGGGCTTCCCTGCCCCTGGAGAAAACTATTTTAGAGACTTTATAAAATCGTTATAAAGCCCCAAGTCTTTACGGCTCACGTTATCCATTGGATACATTTGATGGTATAGGGGTTTTAAGTTTTTCTTGCGGAGAAATTTAATGGCAGACTCTTGTAATTCTTTAGCCCTAGCGATCCGAGCATCAAGCATTGAGGCACGGCGTCCTATATTAGTGAGTTGGCGACGAGAAATTGCATTTAAATCTACATTTTCTAGCGCGATCAATACTTGAGAGATCTCTTTCTCAAAGAGGTCTCTTAGGTTGTTATCAGAAGCTAAAATCTCTATTTGCTGGATCTGCCCGATAACCACAAGAACCGTTTTGTATTCAATCGGAGCATCTTCAGCAGGGTTATCATATTCCTTCTTATCTTTGGGCACAGACTGCGGACTCACAACCTTCGTGTCCCGGTTGGCAGCCATACGGGATAGCTCAGTCGCAGCGTAACGCCCTACGACAAGTGGGTCCTTAATTTGCTCTATCTTTGCCGCTAATTTTAGTACGCCGTTCGGGCCACCGGTTAACTCGGCCGCCTGTTGCCAATATTCAAAAACTTTCTGTTTTTTGCTAGCAACCGTTTCTTTGTAGATTTCGAGGTTAACTTCATTTTCCATTCGTTGGGCAAGCACTTCGAATTTTTCGTTAAAAATCTTGGTGCCGCAAATGTGGCCTATGCAGGTTTCTACTCCATCTTCTGTCCTGACGATGAAGCCCATCTTATGGCCCGCATGGCAATTTTTAAGGCCACAAGCCCTTGATGGCTCGTTTTTGTAATAGCCAAAGACCTCACTTAATACCTTACCTTTTGAATCAATATCCACAACATAATTAGGCCGCACATAAACTTGCTCCCAGCTATCAAGTTTAATTAAAACACCGCCTTCTTTTATATAAAGCATGCTTTTCCCTTCTTGGATTGTGGAGATCGAATAGTACCACAGCAATAAGGTTAGTATGCAACCAATAACTGTATGTATACCCAGCAAGTTATCCACAGGCTCAGGAACAACACATGAAGATAATTTTAACCAAGCGCTGCCGCCGCAGGGCACGACGGGAAATCCGCACTCAGCGTAGGAGAGCTATTAAGGAATTCGGCCATTGCAACGGTACCAGCATGCTCAACTGCTATGCCCGATGGTACTTCTGAATTAAATAGCCCCGGCTGCAGACGCCAATCTTTGCCGGGGCCTGACCAGTAGAACGGAGATTCAACATGATCAAACACAATGCTAACACAATCGTTGTGGACGGTATGCGCACGGCTCCATCCGTGCAGGCCGTTCGCCTCACCTTCTTCACCCGTCTGTGGAAAACCCTTTGCCAGAAAGGCAACCCGCTTTAAGAGTTTTGCTGTGTGTAGTCTTTGGCGGCCAGACCGAACTTCAACCCATGAGAGGTGAAGATAATGTTCATAGGCTGGTCGCCCTTTTTCATAGAGAAAAGAACTTAGGCATCTACTAACCGTGGAGGGCGTCACCCGGCCTGAGTTCTTCTCTGTATGTGACGAGGAGAAATGACATGTCTGAAAATAAATGTACCCCCTTTAGCCAGCAGTTGGCTTATATCAACAAAGGTACCTTAGACCAGGAGCTTACCGAAGCGCTGGCTGAGGTTATTAAAATGGTTCGCGAAACTGGTAAGAAAGGCGCTGTGACTCTGACGCTTAATTGCCAGATGCTTAATACCCGCGACGAAAACACAATGAAAATCACCCCAAACGTCAAGAAATCAATTCCTGAACTTGATCGGGCTGACACCATTATGTTCTCAACCGCCGACGGCGATTTAATGCGTGATGATCCTTCGCAGGTACAAATGGATTTAACGGTAATTAATACCGGGCCTGCCGCAGCACCTATCAAGCTGCAATCCCACGGCTAATTAATTTCGGCCATCTATACATTAATTAAGGAAAATAACATGCAAGATTTTGCAAACAACACCGTGCGTGAAATTCAGGAATTAGCTATCACCGCACACACCCCGAAAACTGATATCCCCGTTGCCGTAGTCCCGCGCAGCCACAATGTAGAGTCGCTCGAACATTATCAATTGCAACCGGCGCTTATTCGCCAAGCGGTAAATTTAATTTCTGCATCCTCACTGATCGCTTACGTTAAAAAGTTCGCTGATCAGCGTACAGCCATTTTCGCCGATAAATCGGTAACCCGTATCGAGGCCGTTCTGGATTACCACTCGGCCCCAACGTCCGCTGAGTGGGCTAACCACCGTGCTGTCTATGATTGTCCATATTCTGATGAATGGAAGGAATGGGCAGCGCGCGACAAAAAAGCTATGGATCAGACCGATTTCGCCGAGTTTCTCGAAAACCACATCAAGGATATCGCCCCAGTAAGCGATGACTATAAAGGTCCATCCGGCACGGCGCTGCTCGAAATGGTACTGGCTTTCCAAGAAACGCGAAAAGCTGAATTCAAGTCGGTGCGTCGCCTGCAGGACGGTACGTTCCAGATGTCCTACAGCGATGAAAAATCAGGAAGCGGCAATACCTCCCTCCCGGAAAAAATCAGCCTGGCCATCGCACCATTCCACAACGGCGCACCATACCAAGTTGAGGCCCGTATCCGCTATCGTCTGCGCGATGGTGGTTTGGCGCTTTGGTACGAGCTGATTGAACCGAAAAAAATCGTTGAGCACGCCTTCACTGAGATCGTAGTTGACCTAGAAAACCAGCTCGAAACCGTCCCGGTATATGAAGGCTCAATTAAATAAAGTGCAGCCTTATGCGCCGCCGTGTGTGGCGCATAGTGAAGCACTTTCACCCCTCAGAATGGAATGATAAATTATGGCAACTTTAAGTCAGCGCTATGCAGCGCGTGAAAGTATTGGCTCTGATATTTCCACACGCAAAACCTTCCTGGTGCCTCTAAATGAAATTTATGCAGAAGAAGGCTATAACGTTCGCGAATTAAACCAGGCGCACGTGGAAGAGTTTAGGGACGCATTTATTGCCGGTGAGTTTATTCCCCCTCTTGCTGTTGAGATAACAGAAGAAGGCGTGAAAGTTATCGACGGCCATCACCGTTACCACGGTGCGTTATTAGCGACTGCTGCCGGTCACGAAGTTGCACGTCTTGAATGTAAGGATTTCGTCGGTACTGAGGCGGATAAAATCGCCTTCATGGTCACCAGTTCGCAAGGGCTGGCACTTTCCCCTATCGAACGGGGCGCAGCCTATCAACGTTTAGTTAGTCAGGGCTGGACCAACGCAGAGATCGCCAAGAAAGTTAAGCGGTCTGAGTCTGACATTCTTCAGCACCTTCAATTGCAGGAATGCACCCCCTACGTTAAAAGCCTTGTCCGTGCCGGTACAATGAATTATGCCCTGGCAATCAGCATCAACCGCGAGCACGGCGTTTATGCAGACAAAGAAGCCGCTAGATTAATGAAAAAGGCAGAGGACGCTGGTAAGACAAAAGTCACGAAGAGTATTGCGCAGCCTCAGTTCAGCGCCAAAAAGGCCCGCAGGATGCTGGAACTGCTCTTTGACGCCGTTCCCATTGTTAATGGTGATAGCGACATGCTTATGCTTTCCAAAGGCAGCAAAGACGAGGTGATGCAGATAATCAGTGATTATCGCAATGAAGCCCACCAGCAATGAGCGTCAATTTGAACAACGCGCCTTCGTGGATAACCGCCAAGGCGCTGGAAATATTAAACCTATTTAGCGCCTGTCAAATATTCCCCCGAAAAACCCACGGTAAAAAATACTTCACCTTCCGGGTTAATAAGCGATGGCGGTTACTTTCAAAAGACGACGGCCAGAATTGGCAGTTGCTTACCCACAATGATTACAACTCAGTGATCGATACCTAATTGGAGAATGCCACATGTTTGGCCTGTTTCTTCTCGTCTGTTACACCTACCAGCCTTGTGACTACGAGCCACAGGGATGGGTATATCCAGACCGTTCGAATTGCCTTGCTGATATCCACCAGCAGGGATTACCACCTCAGTACGAGTGCTTGCCTGTTGATGACGTTATTTCTGCTCAACCTCTGGGGACAAAATGAAAGGCATCGACTTATTTGCTGGTCTAGGTGGTTCATCTACAGGCGCTCGCATGGCCGGTGTTGATATTGTATGGGCGGGAAATCATTGGCAAAAGGCAGTTGAAATACATGCCATGAATCATCCTGGTGCTCAGCATGTTTGCCAAGATTTACACCAGGCTAATTGGGAGAAAGTACCCAAGCACGACATCATGTTTGCTTCACCTTGCTGTCAGGGACACAGCAAAGCGCGTGGGCGTAAAGCGGGAAACCCACAGCATGATGCTAGCCGATCAACAGCATGGGCTGTCGTGGCTGCGGCTGAGTTTCACACGCCGGAATTCGTAATTGTAGAGAATGTGAAAGAATTCCTGCTGTGGGCACTATACCCGGCGTGGTCATCCGCAATGCAGGCACTTGGATATTCACTGGCACCACATGTTGTGGACTGTGCCGACCTCGGAGTGCCCCAAAATAGGGAGCGCATGTTTATTGTCTGCACCCAAAGTAAGTTCCCACGGTTCCTCAACCTTCCAAAGATGCCCCATTCCCCAGCAAGCAGCTTTATAAGCTTTGATGCTGGTAAATGGCAACCGATAGAAAAGCCTGGCCGGGCTACTGCGACTCTCACCAGAGTCAAAAATGGTCGAGCGCAATTCGGTGAACGTTTTCTAATGCCCTACTACGGCAGTGGCAGCGGTCTTACCGGGCGTTGCCTGAGCCGCCCGATCGGCACAATAACTACGCGCGATCGGTGGGCGGTAGTTGATGGCAACCAGATGCGCATGATCAACGACGAAGAAGTGATGGCGGGTATGTCATTCCCTGCCGACTACATCAAACCGCCATCGCATAAATTATGTGTTCACATGGCCGGTAATGCGGTTCCGCCAGAGGCGATGTATCAGATGGTTAAAGCACTGAAGGAGCAAGCGTGATGGACAATAAGCTGAGCGAACTGAAAGCCTCCGCAATGGCCGCTACTCCGGGGCCGTGGTTTGTGCATGAGAAACCCTGTGAAGACGGCAATTACGGCATTGACACTTCAGATAACGAATGGACTGCGGAGGCCGTAGTTTGGTGGGGTTTTGCTCGGCAGAGCATCTGGAAAGAAGAGGATGCCCGCTTTATCGCCGCTGCTAACCCTGCTGTCGTTCTCGCCCTGCTGGCAGAGCTGGAAGCGAAGGATAAGCGCATCGCCGAATTAGAACAGGAGCCGACAATTAAGCACATGCGCAGCGTCGAAGAGGCACTGATCCGCGCCACGGATATGGTTTCAGAGCTGGAAGCCAAGCTGGCTAACCGGGAGGCGCAGCCTGCGGGGTTCTATACCACCGTATCAGGTCGAAAAGGTGTGGTTTGGCATAACGGCGCACCTGAAGACGACACTGCAATTTTCACCACCCCGCCAGCGCCAGCAGTACAAAGCGTAGTTGACTGGCGGCTCGATGAATCAACGGGCGCTAAAATTCTCATGTACAAGGACTGCAGCGTTATCGAAGACCAGCAAGCTGAGTATGTCCTATCGCTTATTCGTCCTGCGACAGCCGCCCCGGATGCTGTAGATATTTTTGCTGACCAAGTGATCGGTACTAAGACCAAAATAATTCACATGCCCGCACCTTTAAATGTTCCGCAAGAAGGTATCCGCATTTATTTGAACGCTGACGAATTATTTATGCAGCTTGAGAATCAAGGTTGTATTGTGTTAATTGAAAAGCATTAAACATTGACTTAACACTATAACCCAACCACCTTAATTTTTTCAGAACCCCATCTTTCAATGCATGATTTAACCTTTATTTTTATTCTTGGTTGATAATTTATATTAAAATCAGCCTCATCAGATTTTATTCTCTTAAAAGAAACGCCACTATTTTCGTTACACCTTGCCACTATAATGCCTTTCGAGTTTTCAATTACAAAGAAATAATCCGTGTTTTTATAAAAAATAGACGCGATTGAGACTTTGGAATAAAACATACCCATAATCATTGGAATTCCTATTATAGATGTCAATACAATAACATATAGCATTGTTCTAGTGATAATCACATTGTTTGACGGCATCATTTCTTTAGCTTTCCTGCCAAAATAAACAGACGCTGACAACAGCCCTACAAAAAATGATAACAACAGGAAGGTGATAATAAAAACTTTGGTAGCATTAAAATCAGTTACATCTGATGAGTAATACCCAAGAAACACCGACGAAATATAATAAGATATACCTATCAATACCATGGTAGTGTATGAAAATGCGATACGTCTGACTCTCCTCGACCTCCACTCCCTAACAAAAAAGATAACTGGGAATATTATTACAAACGAAAAGAAAAAAACCAAAAACATTGAGAACAACAATGAATTTACATCTACCGAAGCCAAGTCCACTGGAATACCATAGCTAGCAAACAAACCAAACTGAAACATATAACAAGATAAATAACCAACTGCGGTCATTATAGCCAGCGCAGGAAGTTCTTTATTTATATCAACTTTCATACTAACTCCATAAAGTACAAGTGCATGAGGTCCAAATGAACGAAATAAATTTAATATCCGAAAAAGATGTCATGGTTAAATTAGGTATATCCTCACGCCAAACCATGTACAACTATCAGAACAAACACTGTTTTCCCAAACCCATCCGAACTCACCCAAAAGCTTACTTAGAAAATGCTGTTAATCAATGGATTCTAAATGGCGGCATCAACCAGAAAGTTTCTTAA